GGTTTGGATTGGTGGAATCTGCCATGGTGTAATTTTTTTTTCTTCTTAGACCAAGACGGTGGGACTGGAAGAAAGAAGATAATAGAGGCTCCTACTGGGGGAAGGATGAATTGCTTGGCTTTGGCTTCTGCGCATAAGTCTACTTTGTACTTATTGTATTTTTCTAAACGGAGTAATCGGCTTAGACCGGCGGGGCGTAATTTTTCTCTTGGTATCCTGAAGAAGATGGAGTCACCCTGAGTTGCCCTAACATGGGTCTGGGGTGTTATGTTAAGTATTACTTTCTTTGACATTAGTTTTATCTTTTAAAGTTTTTAACAGAATAAATTCTACTGTCTTAGTTACCGACCATCTTTTTTTGTCTGCCAGTTTTATAAGTTTCTCATGAACTTCTGGAGTTAGATAAATTGTTGTACGTTTCATAATGATTCACTTTGATGCAAGATACATTATGTTATAACATTGTACAACTTTATGTACATAAAAAAACCTCCTTTTTTAAGGGAGGCTAAGTCAAACGAGAAAACATCAACCGAACCATCTTTGTTCCTATTGGATAATTATTTTTTCTTTTTCATTGCTTTTAAAGCATATCCGACTTTCTTTTCTTTTAAAGATGAAGCACCTCTGCTTTTCAATTGCGCCTGCATTGCGGCTCTACTTTTCTTTTCAAAGGCATCTTGGTCAGCTTTCTTAACTAAGCGTCCCATTTCGGTTCTTACCATGCCTTTTGGGGCTGGCTGCTGGTTGTCATCATCTTCGTAGTCTGTGGTAATTTGTTCTAATAACATATTGTTTGGTTTAGTCCATCATTCTTGAATTGCCCATGCCTTTTCTTTTCTTCATTCTATCTAAGACTCTTGTTGCTCTAGCAGAATTTTTAATGTTGCTTACTCTTGTAACCTCTTCTTCAGATAACATTGGTTTCTTTAATTCAACTTTTTTAAATGTTGATGAGCCACTAGCCATTGGTTTCTGAGCTTCTGCCTCTGCTTTTCCTTTGTAGTATTGGGCTGCGCCTCTTCTAACTCTTACGCCTGAATCCATTGGTTCAATTTCTTCAACCTTCTTTTTCATCATCATTATTGCTGCCATGATTATTCGTTTGTATATTTACGTCTTCCAAATGCCTCAAACTTTTCTTTTGACACTTCAAATTTGGTTCCGTTATTGTCTTTTATATAATATTTTTTTGTTCCTTTAACGCTTCTATCAATAGGTTTTTCTTCTAGTAATTTTATTTTACCTGAAGTAATATCATTTACTCTTTGGATAAAATCTTCTCTGTTATACGGTTTTGTAGTATCCTTAGATGCTCTTGCTTTTAACATTTGAGCTGCGGTAGAGTCTTGTGCCATTTCCATTTTCTTCATTGACGATAGTGCCATAAAATAATTTTACCAAATATACGAAATATTTTTTCCATTTATATTAGAAAATAATTGAAAAGTTCTACATCAACACTTGGTTAAGGGTACACCATATATTTTAGGGCGCATTTTTTTTTGGGGGCTTTGATTCTCCTGCACTGAGTACCCCTTGCTTTGGGTTGGCTCTTGCTATTCTCTGTGATGCTTACTGCTGTTGGGATAGGTGGGTTATGGGTATGGTTGGTTACATGGTCTTGGTAGTATGGTTTATGTGGTGGTATGGGCATGCCATTGCTAGTGTTATGCATGGTAGGGGGGATAGGGTATATAGGGGTATGGGAGTGTAGCTACATTGGTAAATTTATCCTATCTTTGTAGCTACAAAATATTTATATGGCAAAAAGCAAACCAATTGGAGTTAGATTTGACTTATATAAGTTGGATATGATTCAAAAAGAGCAGAATTTGACATCGGCGCAATCTGTGTTAAATTATTTAATGGATAATTATGGCGAAAAGCAAGTTAAAAGAGGAGCGCCTTTTAAGAATATGCCTCCTTATAACACAGAAGCCCCAAATTTGGAGGAAATAGCTAATTACCTACCAACACCCCCTGAAAATTTAAAAGGTCTAGATTTGGCTATATGGAAGTCTGAGAATTGGAAATAATTCGTATCTTAGCTAAAATTTTATATTATGGCTGAAGAAAAATTCTCATACTTTGTATCTTATCTTAAAGATTCATTTGAACAAGCCGTTGTTTGGCACCATCAAACCGATTCATATGCTGTTCATAAAGCCTTGGGTAAATTCTATGATGGTATCCTTGGTTTAACAGATGGATTAGTAGAAAGCGTAAGTGGTATTTACGATAGACCTATGCAGTATCAAATTGATAGCCCAGCAGATTATAAAAACTCAGAACAAGTAGTTAAATATTTTAAATCTTTATACAAGACAATTCAAGAAGAAAGAAAAGAAATTTATCAAGAATCTTGGGTTCAAAATCAAGTAGATGAAATTGCTACATTAATAGCTGAAACATTGTATTTATTAAGTTTAAAGTAATATGAAAAGTAAATTAAAAATGATGAAGCGAGCAGATGGCTCGTATTCTCCACGCGGTTTATGGGATAATATTCGTGCTAACAAAGGAAGTGGTAAAAAACCAACTGCTGAAATGTTAAAGCAAGAAAAGAAAATTAAATCAGAAGAAAAGAAATAGTTATGGCTGGAGCTTGGCAACGTAAAGAAGGTAAAAATCCTGAAGGCGGATTAAACGCTAAAGGCAGAGCATCGTATAATTCTGAAACTGGTGGCAATTTAAAAGCTCCTGTAAAGTCTGGTGTTAATCCTCGTAGAGTTTCTTTTGCAGCTCGTTTTGCTGGCATGTTAGGCGCAATGAAAAAACCAAATGGAGAACCAACAAGGAAAGCCCTAGCATTAAAAGCTTGGGGGTTTGGTAGCGTTGAAGCTGCAAGGAAGTTTGCCAATGCACATAAAAAATCTTAGGGTCATATTTTATTTATCTTCGATTTGTTTCTAATTAAATATTTGGGAACAAGGATAGCTCTTTTTTTTTGAGTATCTCCATCTCCAATAAAAGTAACAGCTTTTAATTCATTCCAAATTATAATATCTTTAATTTTAATTGGGGCAATCCACATTATTTCAGCTCCATCACAAAAAACCCAATAATCACTTTTAGTAGTAAATAAAGCGCTTGGTTTATTAAACATCTCTATTTCTACCACTAAATTTCCTGTTACAAGGGACTTTTTATCAAATTTAACCTCAATTTTAATGTCATTTTCTGGAACATAAATATCATATTCTTTAAAATAACCTTCAATTTTATATGCTAATGGATATTTTTTTTTAATAATATTTAACACTATTATTTCATATTGAAAGCCTTCTTCTAAAGCGCTTTTAAATTCCATTATGGATTTTTAACTTCCTTTTGTTGATTTAGAATTGCCTTTCCGGTATCTGATAATGGTCTAGCATATATTCTTAATTTCTTTTGTGTAGTGGGACATACAAACGTAACGCCTGCATCTAAATAAGCTTTAATTACTAATTCCATTACACCATCAGAGTCTTCGCTTGCGCCAATTACATGAGGTTCATCATAATCAAATTGCATACAGAAATCGCATCCGTCTAGTGGTTGTGCATCTTGCGGAAGGTTTAATTGTTTTTCTTTTTTAGATTTTGCCATTATTAAAGTTTTTGTGGGTGTTTTCAATATCTTGTAAAAATTCTCTTGCTTTTTCTACTTTTTGCTCAATGCGTAAAATGTCATCTTCGTTTCTATTAACTTCAAACATAAGTATTCTTTCTTCCATAGCTATATCATCAAACTTCATGTTTAATTCTAACTTCATAGCTTCTCTTACAAACTCTGGGCTTTCTTCTGAAATTACATCTAACTTTTTAAGTAAGTAATATTTCTCTTGTTGGATTATATTATCAGGTGTATTTACAAGACAATAAGCAATAGTAGCTTTGGTTTTACCTGTAAGCCACATATATGACATCATTTGCCAATAGTATAAATTATCAAGTTTATCTGGGATATTACCTAAGAATGTCCATAGGTCATAACTAGATTTAATATCAATAATTCCATCATCAATAATATCTGGTAGCCCTGTTATGTATTTATTTGAAAATCTTTCCGTATTTTTAGCAAAAGGTTTCTTTAAGTACATAGACAATAAATCAATCGATTCTTGCTCTACTTCAACTCCTTTTTTCATTTGCTTTGTTTGAATATCTTTACTCCTATTATACTTATTAGAAATATAAACATCAAGCAAATGTCTTTGTGCGGTCTTAGAAAGTAACCCAGCTTCTTTGTCCGCTTTGGTTACTGGTTCGGTCATTATATACCCTACAGAGCTTGCTCTGATTAGTGTTTCATTCCAATTCATAGTTATAAAGATTTAAGTTTTGCATTATAGATTTCCATTAGGTCTGGATTATTTTTAGCCATTAATTCCCAAGCTCTTAACTCATCTTTAGTCTTGCAAGCATTGATAAACTCTGCTGTTTTTTCTGCTAAAGTTTTTTTAGATTGGGTTGGAATAATTTCATCAGGTATCTCTTGGTAAAATTCATTTAAATCTTTTAATTTAATTACATTTTGTTTGTGATACTCTTCCACAAGTTCTCTTGCATAGTCAAGAGCTTTGGTGGCAGATTCGCCCTCATTAAGAGCAAATTCAACGCCAATTTTTTCAGAAGAATAGTTTCCTAAATTAAAAGTTCTAGTGTAGTTAATAGTTTGTATGTGCATAATAGTTTATTTTATTCTGGTTACAATGGTTGCGTTATCAATAGCTTTAATCTTAAATAATTTATCTTTGTGAGCGTCTTTTTTCTTTAAATTGGATACCATAACCATTACAGATGTGTATGGGTTATCTAACCTAAGATGTTCGCCTAATGTTAAATCAGCAACCTTACTGGAAACCGAATCGGGGGAAATGCTTCTTGCCATGTTGTGTGTTTTGGAACAAAATTAATTTAATTAATTTAATTAAAAAAATAAATTTAATTAAATTTTTGTATATATTTGTATCCGCATAAGACATAGTTAAAGGTTTAACTGGTATCGCTCCTAAGTTTCTACTTGGGAGCCTTTTTTTGTCATTTAGTCAAGTTATAGCTTTACGACAAGGGAAGGTCTAGTCAAGTATCAGCTTTACTTTATCACTACCAATTTATGTAAGTTAATCACACTTTTTAGTACGAATAAATGTTCCCAAATTGGTTACAAAATTCTCTAATAGTAAACTTATCAATCATAAAAGTTACCTAATAAAGCAACTTTGAGCCGTAAATGACTGATAATCGGCTCATGTTTGAGCGATAAAAAACCCCATGTCATTCTAAAACATGGGGCTAAACTACTAAATCTACAAACTATGATAACCACCGTAAAAATATAAATTATTTTTCAATAAATTTCTTTTTTACCAAGTTTAGCTTTGCCCTATATTCTAGGATTAAGCCTTTTAGCTCATCTTTTGTAGGTTTTGCTGTTTGCCTAGCTGTTTCTCTTAAATATTCAACTATAGCATTGTTTTCTTCGTGTAATTTGTATTCAAACTCTTCTATATTACCAGTTTTAAAGTAATTGCATTCCATACATTGTGGTCTGCAATTAGCTTCTAGCCATCTTGTACCTAAATTTGACCTACCCATAAAATGACCGCATTGTATTTCTGCAATTGTATGTTTTTTACCACAAGTGTAACATTCAATAATACCTGTTTTATCTGCATATCTATTTCTAATGTATTGACTAAACACATGGTCAAGGTCTTGAACAAGATTCTGAAAACTTTCTGTTTCATCTTCAAATTCTTCTAATCTTTTTTGCGTAGATTGTACGGTAGCGCATTGTTTACACATCTTTTTAGAAAACCAATAGTCAATGTTGCCACAATTAACGCAACGTTTTTTCTTTGTTATTATTGTACTATTATATGCCATTATTATCTTTATTTGAAGGTGCATTTATAAATTCGTAAATTAACCATATCCATAAAGCACAAAAAATTATAATTACTATTTTCATTTGGGTTTGTTTTTATTTCTTTCTTGGTTTTTAATTACTAGTTTATCTAATTTTTCTTGACCTTTTTTACTAGTGTATAGCATTTGTATATTAAAGTAAAAGTCTTTTTTATCATCTTTGGTTAAATCAGGGTGATTATTTATCCTGTGCATTATTTCATCTTCGGTTATCCATTTTTCCATTTGCAAATTTAATTAAATTAATTGAACTACAAAATAATTTTAAAAAAAAGTTAAAAATATTTGGGAATATAAAAAATAACACTATTTTTGTTATCCAATAATCAAAACAAATTTATGGAAATCAAAACTGAATTAAGACTACACGAGAGAATCAAAGAGTCTTTAGATGGGCGTACACAAAGGTGGTTATCACTTAATGCCAAGATACCAGAATCGGAATTATCACGAAAGATGCAGGGTAAATTATTATTTACCGATGCAGAAATAACTCGTATTAACGAGGCGCTCAAAACCGATTTTATTAACGATTAAGCATACAACATGCCAAAAGATACATTCTATTTCTCGCATGATTATAATGCTAGAAATGATGAAAAGATTAAAATGCTCATAAGAAAACATGGAATGGTGGGTTATGGTGTTTTTTGGGCTATAGTTGAAGATTTATACAATAATGCGAACGCATTGCGAACGGATTACGATGGTATTGCATATGATTTAAGGTTGCATAGCGATATTGTAAAAAGCGTAGTAAATGATTTTGATTTATTTGAAATAAATGGGGATTATTTTGGTAGTTCTTCTGTTCAAGCAAGATTAGACCAAAGAAATGAAAAAAGTCTAAGCGCAAGAAAATCAGCTAGTTATAGGTGGAATAAAAAAGAAGAAGATGCGAACGCATTGCAAACGCTATCCGAAGGCAATGCTAAAAAGGAAAGGAAAGGAAAGGAAATAAAAGGAAAGGAAATAAATAATACAGTGCCGCCTCTTCAAGAATTTTTAGAATATTGCAAGAAAAACCTTGAGCAAAATAAATTTGTGTATAGCGAGTATGAATATTCTTTAAAATCAAAATATGATACTTGGGTGGCTAATGGTTGGAAAGATGGGCATAATAAACAAATTAAAGACTGGAAGGGTAAAATTCGCAACACTATACCCTTTTTAAGACCAATACAGACACTTTCTAATAAAAATGGAGGGAAGTATCAAAAAGAATTAGAAACCGCTAGAAACGCCTTTAAACCAATTTCTGAATAATGATAACAATTTTTAAAAACATCTTTTCTAAGGAACCAAATTACATTTCTGTTGAAGCCGCGTTAAAAAGAATACAAGAAGGTAAAAGTAAATTAACTGTATCTGAAATCAGAGATACGATTGATAAAGAAAAGGCAAATAAGATAAAACTTAACCTTCCTTCAGTGTGTTTTAGTGGTAAATTTGGAGTAGATAGGACTGATGCTCAGTTAATTACGCATAGTGGGTATATAGTTTTAGACTTTGACAATGTATTTGAAATTAGAGATAAGCAAAATGAGATTATTTCACATCCATTTGTTTATGCTTGTTGGATAAGCCCTTCTGGAAATGGATTAAAAGCCTTGGTAAAAATAGCTAATGGTCAAAAACATAGAGAACACTTTCAAGCTTTACAAGAAGTTTTTCCCGAAATTGATAAAAGTGGAATTAACCAAAGTAGAGTATGTTACGAAAGTTACGACCCCGAAATTTACATAAACAAAAAGGCTGAAGTTTTTAAGAAGATTAAAAAAACTGAAAAGGTT